TTATGAATTAGCCGATATGTAAGCTTTACCAGTTGTAACTCCGCCACTACAAGTAGTTTTTTTACTTGAAGATGAACCTTTTACGTTAGGTGTATCATCATCTGAATCAACAGGTTCGTAAGCTAGTATAGTTTCTAAGTGGTCAACATTACGTTGTACTACTGCATTTATATCATCTTGTGACCAGTCACCTGCTACAGCGTTTCCGTCTGCGTCAGTTGTACCACCTGCATAAGATGACTTATTACCATTAGTATTGATGTCGTTGATAACTGTTACGCTATCTTCTGCTGCTGTTAGCACTTCTGCTACTGTTTGAGCCATATTATTCTCCGTTTAATTTACTTTCTAATTCTTCGACTTTTGCCGAAAGTTCTTTGACTGCATTGACAAGATACCAAGTCATATTATCTGCATCTACAGTCATTACACCTGTTGATTCTGTTGTAACCATGTCAGGTAAAATCGTTTCTATTTCTTGTGCAATTACACCTAACTGTATGCCCTGTTTATCTATAGCATCGCTTTCTGTTAAGCCATCAGATATTTCTTCAGGTAATTTATACTCAAAGTTTCTTACCTGTATGTTTTTAATTTTTTCTAAGCCTACATTGTTATCTACGATATTCTTTTTAATTCTTATATCAGAAGTTTGAGACCAAGTAGTTGAGTTATTACCTTGATATACTGCACCACCATTAGGACTTATAAAACCTGTATTAGAACCTTTACCTGTTGTAGCAGCAGAAGCACTTTGTCCTGCAACTACAATACTAGAAGTATCTCCTACAGCACTAGGAATTGCTCCATATCCAATTAAAGTATTACCTGCACCTGTAGTTAAAACATTACCACCATACTCTCCTGAGTTTACACCAACACAAGTATTACGAACTCCTGTAGTTATATCTGCCCCTGCACTATCCCCTAATGCTACATTTTGAGTTGCTGTTGTAAGGTCTGATAAGGTATTTGTACCAACAGCAGTATTAGAACCTCCAGTAGTTGCAGCATCTAAAGCATATACACCTAGTGCTACGTTTTGACTTGCCGTAGTGTTTGAGCCTAAAGCCAGATAACCCATAGCTACATTTGACCCACCTGTGGTCATTTGTCGTGCGGATTCGTGTCCTACAGCCGTATTTAATGTACCTGTAGTGCAGTCTCCTAAACTGTCATAACCTATAGCTACATTAGCGTTTGCAGTCGTGTTTGCTTCAAGTGCATAACTACCAAGAGCAACATTGTAAGAACCTGTAGTGTTTGATACTAAAGACTGAAACCCAACTGCGGTGCAGTGAGATGCTGTTGTATTCGCTTGTAATGTTTGCATACCACATGCTGTATTGGCAGTTCCAATAGTGTTTGCACCTAAAGAACTTGTACCTACAGCAGTATTATTTGATGCTGTTGTATTAGCGTCTAATGCACTACTACCAATAGCTACGTTATTTGCTCCAGTTGTAGTTACAGCGAGAGTATTGTGTCCAACAGCAGTATTTTCATTTGCAGTTGTAATTGCACCGCCCGCATCTTTACCTATACCTATGTTATGCGAACCAGTTGTAACTGCATCTAATGCGTTAGCACCAAAAGCATGATTATTTGCTCCTGTAGTGTTTGCTTTTAAAGCTAAATAACCGACTGCTGTATTATTATCCGCAGTTGTATTAGCTGTTAAAGCAGCATATCCAAGACCAGTATTAGAATTTCCTTCAGTATTGGCATCTAAAGTTCCTTTACCGAAAGCAGCGTTATAAGTTCCTGTAGTGTTTTGTTCTAATGCACTTTTACCGACTGCTGTATTTACTGTGCCTGTGGTGTTGGCATATAAAGCTGCTCTACCTACTGCTGTGTTATCAACACCAGTTGTAGTATTTTCTAAAGCTGAAGCCCCTACTGCTGTGTTTCCTTCTGCTGTTGTATTTGCCGATAAAGCCACATATCCTACTGCGGTGTTGTAAGCCCCTGTAGTGTTTGCTGTTAAAGCACTTGTTCCTATGGATGTATTGTAGGATGCTGTTGTATTGGCATCTAAAGCTAGTGCACCTACTGCTGTGTTTGCTGTACCTGTAGTGTTTACTGCCATAGCACTTGTTCCTAATGCTGTATTGCTGTTTGCTGTAGTATTAGCACCTAAAGCCATATCCCCAACTGCTACGTTATTTGTTCCAGTAGTATTAGCATCTAATGACCTTGCTCCAAAAGCACTATTATTTGTTCCTGTTGTGTTGGCTGTCATTGAGTCTTTACCAACAGCCGTATTTGTATCACCTGTAGTGTTTGCTAATAGGGCATGATAACCAATAGCAGTATTGTTAGAAGCAGTAGTGTTACCTGTTAAAGCACTTTTTCCTACAGCAGTATTGCTAGCACCAGTCGTATTACTATCCATAGATGCATAACCTAAAGCAACATTATCATTTCCTGTAGTTGTAGTATCTAAAGAAAATGCACCAACAGCAGTATTTCTTGTACCTGTGGTGTTTGCACCTAAAGCATCTTTACCAACCGCTGTGTTGTTATCTGCCGTAGTGTTAGCATCTAAAGCACCTTTACCTATACCAACATTAGAACTTCCTGTTGTATTTGAATCTAGAGCATCTAGTCCAACTGCAACATTATCACTTCCTGTTGTGTTTAACTCCAAGGCATCTTGACCAATAGCAACATTTTCAGCTCCAGTAGTATTAGTTTTAAGAGCATCCATTCCAACTGCGGTGTTATCAGCTCCTGTTGTATTAGCTGTTAAAGCAGCATAACCTACTGCTGTGTTATTAGCTGCTGTAGTGTTTGCATCTAAAGAAAATGTTCCTACTGCTACGTTACTCGCTCCTGTAGTGTTTGCTTGCATTGCAGCCATACCTACTGCTGTGTTGTTAGAAGCAGTTGTATTAGCTTCTAAAGTGTCCTTACCTACTGCTACGTTATTCGCTCCTGTCGAGTTTAAAATTAAAGCATCTGCTCCAACAGCAGTATTACCATCTGCGGTAGTGTTTGCACTAAGAGCTTTGTCTCCAAGAGCAGTATTATTTGAGCCTGTAGTTAAAGCATCACCTGCATTTTCACCTACTGCTACGTTATCCGTTCCTGTTGTTAAACCTACTCCTAACGCACCACTTCCTAATCCTACGTTTCCTGTTCCGCCCGTTAAATCCAGGACATCTGTTACAGCAGCGCCTGATCCAGCACCATCTGTAACAATCATTTTTATTCCGCCATTAGGAATAACTACGTTAGCTCCAGAACCTTGTGAAATAGTTACTGTTGCTCCAGCACTATTTTGAATTATCCAACATTTATTTACTGTATTAGGTGCTAAAGTTACAGTACAAGCTTGCGATAAAGATCCTGTAAGAGTAAGTGACATTGCTCTGGCTGCATCACTAGCTCCGTCTGCCATAGTAATAGTAGCTGTAGAAGCATCACTTAATGCTTCAGAACCACTACCGAAAGCTTCACCAATCAGTTCTAAATTTGTATTTGTCGTATCACCCCAAGTTCCTGACGCATCACCTGTCGCCATTTCGTTGAGTCTAAGATCATTTACGTATGTGCTTGCCATAATTTAAGTCTCCGCTTTGATTATATTACCTTTTTGTTGCATAGTTAAGCAACTTCTTCCCACTCTGGATTTTGTGAATCTGACACTGAACTCCACGTTGGATCTTGTGTATCAGTAACGCCTGTCCAGCTTGGATCTTGTGTATCATCTACAGGGCCCCAAACAAGTATTTGATTTACGCTTCCTACGGCCTCTACTCCCGTAAGAACTACAATTCCTACTCCTGTGGCAGTTAAAGTACCGACTGTGCCTGTCCCTGCAACTCCTGTAATACTTACATTGTTTACAGTGAAAATACTTAAACTTGATATTGATCCTGTAGCCGCAACACCTGTTGGGAATACGTTGGCATCACACGTTACAGTTTCATCGCCTAAAGATATTGTAGAAGCAGCACCTGAAACACCAGTTATTGCAGCTCCTGCAGTAATTACATTACCTAAAGCTGTTGTTCCTACTACTCCTGTTTCTGTAACATTGGCATCCGCTCGTGTACTTAATGAGCCTAATCCACTTGTTGCTGCTAAACTTGTTAATGAAGCCTCTCCTTGACCAGATGCAGATACACCTCCTAATGAAGTAGTAGCAGATAAACCTGTTACAGACGTATTAGCGTCAGCAGTTACACTTTCTGATCCTAGAGCTGTAGTCCCTACAACTCCTGTTTCAGTTACAATTGCAGTACCAGTAGCTGTAAGAGATCCAACCGAACCTGTACAAGTAACACCTGTTTCAGCTACGTTTGCGTCACAAGATACTGTTTCTGTACCTAACGCAGAAGTCCCTGCAACACCTGTAAGGGTTACAGTTACATTTACTATAGCGGGCTGACCCCAGGGACCTTGCCCCCAGCCAGCTCGACCCCAACCTGCCATTTAAGGGTTACGCTATTCTTATTACTGCGTTACTAGCGTCAGCTGCTGGGAATTGAATTGTAAAACTTCCAGCAGTAGATGTTTTATCTCCGCCAAAATCAAACACAGCTACAGCAGGATCACCTGATGCAGTGTCGTTGTAAATCATACAACCTCTTGCAGTTACAGTAGCAGTACCGAAAGTTAAATCTGCAAAATCAGTAAACGCTGTTGTCCCTGAAGATGTTGGATTAACGTTGGTTAACGCTGCTCCACCCGCAGTGTAATTCGTTCCTGATGCCTCTTGGCTTGTGCTGTAAGCTGTAGTAGCCGCAGTCATGGTTGCAGAACTTGTGTATAACGCTAGTTTAAAAGTATTGCCACCTGAAGCAAGAAAGTTATGTTTTGCTTCCAATAGTTCTTTTTTAAAGCTAGTGCACATTGCTTGTGTTATCGCCATTATAGTCTCCTAATAATATTTGCTAGGTCTTTTTGACCTTGTTTTTCTAATTCATTACATATTGTACAAACGTGGTTTTTAACAGCCTCATTCATATAATAAGTAATAATATGTTTGCATGCTTCTTTAAAAGCATGTGCTTGTGCCCTAATGGGTGCAGGGGCCGTGTCGCTAATGGAAACTAATCTATTAGTAGCCATTTCTGCAACTTCTTCTACAGTGTGCCCTCTGTTATTCGTTGTAGTAACGCTAAGATTACCAACTTCTGTTTCTGAATCAAGTGAAAACATTAATACTCCTCTGGTTCTGGTGGTAAATCATTTCTATCTATCATACCTATAAATTGTTTTTCTTGTTTTATTATATCAGACCATTTACATACACTCATCTTACCTTTGTCCATGTAAGTAATAACAGGATCTTCTAGCCTGTGATAACCGTATAGTTTTTCTTTTGTAGGAACGTCTGTTTCAAGGAGATTAGATCTTGGTGCAATAGAAACTTCTATATTATTTTCCATGCATTTAGCCAACCAAAACTCACAACAAGCTTTACCCGATTCAGCAAAATGCATATTTGTTTTATAGGTAAAATCTACACCAAACATGGTTAAGTGACTTACTTGATTCCATAACGCAAAAGCTATTGCATACGCCACTGTATTATTAAAATACGCGCAACCTAAATCTCCTATTAAAGGCCCTAATGGAAACTCCTCAGCAGCAGGTACGCGTTTATCTAATTCACAGGTGTATATTGGGTATTTTATCTGTGGCAGATACTTCCGCATTATTTCAGTCATGTTTCCTGCATCTTCGGTGTCCAGAAACCTCGACATTGGATCAAGAATAAAAGCTCTATCTACTTCAGGTAAAACACTAACCATGGCGTTTATAGCCCAAACTTCATCAAAAGCTAAGCTGTGTGTCCTGGACAAATGATAATCTAATTGACTTTGACCCATTGCTACAAGCGCAATGTTTTTACCTTTTAACTGTGGAAGTGGTTCTTCCAACATTAGGTGGTAGGAATACGAACTTGGTCGTACCTATACTGACTCTGTGTTCCTGCTCCCTCTGCAGTATTTTTTAATCTAGCCAGAGCGTCCTCGAACCTCTGATTGTATAAACCTGTTTCTGCTGGATCCATTTTTAAAAATATAGATGCCTCGGTTAGACAAGCATAAAGTAAAGCTATAGGTGCATTAGTAGATAACCAAGTTGATCCACTGTCTCCAGCTGCGGTTAGAGATGCAGGTCTATAAAAATAATGTAGCTCAAATGTGTAATTGCTGTCAGGAGTAGGAGCGATAATAAAACTATCACTATCAAACTCTGCATAATATTTTGGCCTACCTGTAACAGAACCTGTTGTTGTAGGTTTGTAAGACCTCATAAAACTAACTTGTTTTAGATTTAAAAAATAATACGTGTCGCTGTCTATAACAGATAAACTAAAAGGAGCCAAAAAATCTGTAGGCATTCCTAAATAAGGAGTGCCCGAAGTGGCTGTACCAGTTACATTCTTTTTAAAATTATCTAGCCAAACACCTTTTAATATTCTTTCCTCACCTTGTTCAATAATAGTATTTAAGGTGTTAACAAACGTAGTCTCAGAACTATCTACATAATTCTGTATTGTTGTTTTTAATTCGCTGTATGTAAATCCTGCCATCGTTAGGTATTTATTTGTCCACCCATACCTGAGTGGTTAGTACAGTAATAGTAAAGTGTTGGAGCACCTGATGCAACTTCTATCTGGGTGTACGCACCAGAGCTTCCTGGTGTTCCAGAAGTGGTTACTCCAGTCGTATATTCTGATCCTCCTGCATGCGTTCCATTTGCTGTTGTTGAGAATCTTAATGGATGAGTGCCATTAGTGCTATCAGATTGATCAAATCTGTATATCTGGCCTTCTGTTAAACTTAAAGTAGGACTAACAGATCCGTCTATGTAGAATTTGTTGCCTGTTCCATACGAGTTAGTTCCCGAAGCTACTGTTACTGTGTAGCTAGTAAACGAAGCTGCTGCTCCTGCTGCTGTTACGGAGCCTACGTTTCCTGTTCCAGTTAAGCCTGAGACTGTGCTTGAAACATCTGGGACTTCTACTGTTGTTGAGTTTACAGTAGCTGTTCCCGCAACACCTGTAATAGTAGGAACAAAAGCAGTGCCAGCTGTTGCACTATCTCCTCCGCCCGTAATGTCACCTGTGGTAGCTGTTCCTGTAGAAGTAAAGTTATACTCATTAGCATCTACCACTGTTATTGTATATCCATCTGAAGATTCAAGAACAACAGTAGAAACACCGTCTACAGCCTCTGTATCTCTAAACCGTACCGTGTCTCCTGTGCTTCTGCTATGTTTAAATTCTGTAACAGATATTACTGTATTTGCTCCAGCAGCTCCTGTTCTAAACGGGTTAAGAGGCAATAAAGTTTGTTCTGGTCCTACCGTACATTCAACTCCTCCACCTCTGGTTCCTGTTATTGCTGTGCCAGACAATGCTGTAAACGTGTATGTATTATTATAATAATTAAGTATATCGGTAGTAGGATTAGCTGTAACAGTAATCGAGTATCCATCAGGGTCATTAATAATATTGCTTGTAAATCCATCAAACGCATCTACATTCCTAAACCTAACTGTATCGCCTGTGCTTCTGCCATGGTTATCTTCAAACACTGTTATTTCTGCGCTGCCTTGCACAGTTAAAAATGGATTATTAGTTAGAAGAACTTGAGATACTGGCTCTGTCCTATCAGGTCTTGGGTTCAATAGTGCTTGGGGATCCGCTCCAACAGGGGGAGCTTCTAGTTGGGGTTGTTTAGGATCAAAACATTCTGGGCAAGTTTTAAATCCGTCCCATTGTTCTTGTAGCCGATGTAAGCGATACCTTTGCCCACAAGTATCGCAAATTCCATAAGCTCGTTTACCTGATGCAAATGCCATATCATATTATAAGTCTAGGAGGTAAGAATTTAGAGCTTACCGAATCTATATCTTCGCTTGCTGCTCTGTCCCATTCTTCGTCATAAACTGATTTTAAAAGTTGTATCCTATCAGGGGCTCTTTTCATAGCTATGTAATAAGCAAGACCTGCTGTCATACAAGGTAAGAATCTAAACACGGCTTCCATATTATTAGTGTAGTCCCCTACGTCTTGCATTCTAGTCAAAGCGTAATATTTAATTACATCCGTAGAATTTTCTGGAGTCGGGTACAAATATAGTTTTGGTGTTATATGTCTTTCTAAAAAGAATTGAGTAGGCCTAGCTTGATCTGTTTTGTTAGGGGTGTAGAGGTAGTCAGACCTACTCAGTCTAGACATCTGGAAATCTGTGTTATCGCGAGATATAACTGCAGAAGTA